CCACATCAGCGCCGGAGCCCAGCACAAGGCTGCAGTTGCCGAGGATTCCTCGGTAGCTGGGGCCGGCTGCTGCTGCGCAGCCTCCAGCGCCTCAATGCGGGCGCGGAGTTCGAGGATGCAGTTGAAGGCGGTGTAGTGGGCTTCACGCTCAAGCGCGGCCCACTGCTCTTCAGTGGCGCTGTAGTTCGAGCCCATCACAGCACCCCCTCGCCCAGGAGCCTGTTCGCCACCAGCTGCGCATAGCCCGCGATGTCCACCCAGCTGTCGGCATAGTCCGGGTCGCCGTTGATGATCCGCCCGACCTTGTGACAGATCATGTCCAGCGCTTCCAGCTGGTCCGGCGACAGGATCTTGCTTCGTGCTTCGAGGTGATCCCGCAGGCAGTTCTTCAGCTCCTGCGTCACCTCAGCGTGGCCCATGAAGTCCCCGTAGCGTGCGCCACGTTCGGCCAGTGTTGCGTCGATGTCGGTCATCAGATGATCGTGCGAGTGTTTGCTGTTGGGTCCTGCTCCACCGCCTCGGCGGCAGCAGGTGCTTCGATCTCGTCCAGCCAGGTCGTCAGCGCATCCCGCGAGGGACCCTTCGGCCACCTGAGCCACTTCGCCAGGTCCGCCCGGTTGGCGAACCATCGGGCGCTGCCCCGGTAGCAGGCGTTGAACCCACCCCCGCAGGCCTCGACCCACAGGCCCGGCACTTGGTACCGCTGCGGGGCCTTCATCGGTCGAGCTCCACCGCCGGCACCTGCTCGACGTGGTCATGGATCACCACGGCGATGGTCAGGACCGGCAGCAGGAAAGTCAGCAGGTTGATGATGCGGCGTCTCATCGCTCCAGCTCCCGGCCGGTGCTGGCCGCAAATGCTCCGGCCGTGCGCAGCACCTCGCCGGCACCCCCGTGGCGCACCACGCGAGGCACCTCGTTCTGGCAGTAGATGAACAGATCGCGGCGGGCCAGCGACCGTTCGGCCTGCAGCCAGATCCCCTGCCGCATCTCGCAGCAGGCGTCCGTGGACAGGGCCAGGGCATCGCCCGGCTGTGCATTCTGGATGAACTCCAGGACTCGTGTCGTCAACGTCATGGATGCAACGTGCAATGGTTGGGCTGCTGCCCTGTCGTAACCCTACCTAGACCACGCCTGGCTTTTGTCGAACTGTAACAATCGTTCACGCCAGCCGGTCCTATGCTTCCCCGAACCGCTCCACACACTCATGGCAGCCTGGCTGGACCTGAACCAACCCTTCGACCATGAGTTCCAGATGGAGCTCCAGATCCGCGACATCCGCTCCATCACGAACGTCGACGATCTGCGCTTCATGGCTGAGACCCTTTGCCGTCTCGCCTTCCACTTCCAGTCCGTCAACAAGAAGCTGGTCCATCAGCTCGCCGCTGCTGATGCAGCGGCGGCACCCGTCACCGATCGCCATCGCCAGATGGCGGAGGAGATCCTCGCTTCTCTGCAGCAGCCGTGAGCTGCCCCAGGTACATCTCCGCCAGGTAGAGGTCCTCGCAGCTGCGGACCTGGTCGCCCACCACCGCCCGGTAGTAGGGGCGGCCGGCGTCGTCCTCCCACTGCTCGATCCGGCCGCGGCCGATCGGCCATTCCGTGATGACCCGTCCCATCAGCCTCGGCTCCCCTGCACGCCCTGGTCGCCGTTGTAGCGGCCGGTGACCGCATAGCTGCGATCCGGTGCTGCCGCCATCTGGTGAAACACCATCTGGCCGATCTTCATCCCAGGCCACAGCCTGATCGGCTGCAGCTGCCGGACGTTCTTCAGCTCCAGCGTCAGCCGGCTGCCGTGCCACCCCGGGTCGCACCATCCCGCCAGCAGGTGCTGCAGACCCTCGCGGGCCCTCGAGGACTTCAGCACGAACCGCGCCGCCACGAAGTCCGGCAGCGCGAACGTCTCAACTGTCGAGGCCAGCACGAACTGGCCAGGCACCAGCAGGTAGGGGCGCTCCTGGCTGTGGGAGGCCAAGGGGTAGGGCCGCAGCTCTGGCCCCTCGGCGGACTCGATCAGCAGCTCATCCCCCAGCAGCAGGTCATAGCTCGCTGGGTTCAGCTGCTCCTCGTTGAACGGCTGAATCATCCCCTGCAGGGCAGCCGCCTTGATCATCCAATCGGGCAGAACAGTCATCGATCTTCAGTGAGTACTTTTCTTTGAGGCCGGTGTAACGAGCGTGGAACGGATGTGCCGGATCGTTCCGGCCATCCATGTCGTACCACTCGTCGATCTGATCCTGAACTTCCTGATCAGTCATGTTTCGCTTGAATCATTGAGTTCCAGCCGTGCAGTGCACGTGCTAGGGTCTGGCGTTCGATCGCCACGTCTATTGTGGCAGCCTGCCAAGCCCTCGAACGGTCGGTCGACCATTCGACACCAGGGCACCAGGACCGGCGTTGATCCTGGCTCACGCCAGGCGGGAGGCAGAGCCAGCAGGCTCCGCGGCGCAGAACATAGGACCGTGTCATTTCCGTTGATGCAGTGGATAGTGGCAGACGTGAAGCTTCGGCATCCGGTAGTGATCACCGTTGCCGGCGCGCAGTGTGAAGTACGGCACGCCATCGATCTGATAGATGTCGGTGATGGTGAAGGTGATGTCTTCCGGCCAGCTGTAAGCATGGACGGTGTCACCAATGTTGAACTCAACGAGTTGTCTCATCGTGTGGTCTTGCGATTGGATTTGCGCCGGAGCTTCTCCGGCAGGCTGTAGCCCTTAATCTTGGCGATCCGGCCATTCAGCGCCGCCCAGTCCTCCAGGTCCTTGAACCTGAAGTGACCGGTGCCCTTCTTGTAGACCTTGAACTCGAAGAAGCCCCAGTCGTGCCAGACGCCGGGCTCCAGACGCTCGAAGCCCAGGGCCGGCTTCTGCACCTCCTCGAACTTCCGGCCGGTGATGTAGCACAGGGCCTTCACCAGGTCTTGCACCCGGTCCTTGTTGCCCCCGTACTTCATGCTCACCGTGCCGCCGCTCCAGTCCGGCTCCGATAGATACGGCACGATGAACTTCTGGCCGAACAGGTAGGCGTCGTTCGTCTTCCATCCCTCCACCTGCCACCGGTTCTCGTGGGTGTGGCGGGTCAGCTCGTCGAACGCTGCCTCGACGGCACGGTCGATCCGTTGCTCCGTCGTGCCGGCGATGATCTGCAGCATCCGGAACAGGTTCCGCTCCGTGAACGGCACCTGCACCTGCTGCTCCACGAACCGGTTGATGTCCCCCTGCAGCTGGCTCGTCGCCATCGCCTGGGGCAGCATCTCGTCGATCACCGACTTCCAGAAGGACTTCTGCAGCTCCTTGCGGAACCGGTTCCGGCTGGCGCTGCAGCCCTCCATGCTGATCCGGATGCCCAGTTCGCCCTTGTAGATCCCGCCCACCGCCGCCTGCAGCCGGACGCCGGCGGCCAGCTGCTCGTCGTAGATCCGGCACGCCTCGACGTAGCGCTGCACCAGGTCGCGGGAGCGTCGGTAGGGGATGATGCCCTCGCCCTGGGCTTCGAGGTCATCGGGGCCGAGGAAGAACCCGTCGAACTCATCAGCGCCGCTTACACGTTGGCCAGGCTTCGTCAGCCGGACCAGGCCGATCTCACACCGGGTCGAGCGCTCGGCATCGTCAAAGCACTCGCCGAGGTATTGGCTGTCGCCATACTGCTCGATCAGCGTCTTCAGCTCCCGACTGGCCCTGTTGCTCCACCGGTTGGTTGAGACCGTGTTCCAGTTGCAGAGGGACACGATCTCGCAGCCGGCTGGGGCGATCGCCCAGGCGTGGAGGATGTGGTGCTCGTCCGCCGAGAATGGCGGGTTCATCACCACCAGGTCGGCATGGCTGATCTGGTCGGCGGTGACCGCCAGCCAGTCGTTGCCAATCAACCGGCAGTCGCCCTGCAGGCCGGCCAGGATGGCCCGGAGCCGTGACTCCGGCTCCACCATCAGCACCTCCGCCGCACCGCGCTCCAGGCACGCCTGGACCAGGTTGCCGGAGCCGGCGGAGGGCTCCACCACCACCCGACCGCGAAGGTCGAGGGGGTCGAGCATCGTGGCCGCCACCTCCGGCGGCGTCGGGTAGAAGTCGGGGTTGAACATCAGACCCGCTCCCTGTCTTTGATCGACACACGAATGGAGCCAATGCCCAGGTCAAACACCCAGTCACGCAGACACCCTGAAATTGTGATGCCGAGCTTGAATGCCCACCAACCGCCAAAGCGACCAGCGCCCTTTACGACGAATGGATTCCACCCGTATCTCTGGCCCGTGGTTTTGTCTGTGTCGGATGACCAGTGGCCGCCAACTCGCTGCCAAGGCCAACCTCTGGCGGTGATCTTGATGCGGCTCATGAAATCGAGGTTGAACATCAGCCCTGCCCCCGCATGTGGGCCACGACATTGTTGATCAGCGCCAGCGGCACCTTCGGCGACCTGGGCACCCAGCGTTTCGAGACCCAGACCTGAGCGTCAGGGTCCCACTCGGCAATTCGATCAACTAGGGTCCGCATCCGGCTTTGCCGGTGGAAGCGGACAAGATTGGGATTGCCGCTGAAGACCGGGTCCTGGGTGATCGTCCACCCGTCGCCGTGGTAGAGCATCTGCGGGGCCATCACGCCACCTCCCCGCGAACGAAGCGGCGGACGGACTTGACCTCTTCACCCAAACGGCGCTGAGACCAAGCGAGGGCTTCGGCATCTTCAAGGCAGTCGGCCTCGATGTAGTTGCCCCTGCCGATGACTTCTCCAGAGGGCTGGCGGTCGCGGTAGTCGACTTTGAACAACATGGTGCTGGAAGCGATGTGGGCTGGTTGCCTGAGGGAATCATCGAGCAGGCCGGCCCTCAACGAGCCGGCCTGTAACAATGATTCACAATGCTGGTCTGGGGCCCAGGCCCCACACCTCATAGCCCGGTGATCCGCGACTCCCGCGGTCGTACCGCACCAGTCCCAGCTTCCGCAGCTGGGACATTCGCGTCGACACATGGACCCCGCTGATCCCCCAGCGACCCGACAGCGTCTCGACCGGCACCCGCGCCGGCAGGCGGTCGCCGACCAACACCTGCAGGTCGACCAGGTCCATCAGCACTCGATCAGGAACCTGCGCTCGCAGGCCGGCCAGGGCTGCAAGAAAGCCGTCCATGGCCGACCTCAGAACGGGATCTCGTCGTCAGCTACCGCCGGTGCAGCCGGCCGCGGCGCAGGGGGCACAGCAGCAGGTGCTGCCGCAGCAGGAGTGACGCCAGGCTGCGCATCACCCTGCCGCGGTTTCGCATCCGACCACTTCTCGATGTTGTCGGCGGTGAACTTCTCCACCACTCGCGTCTCGCCCTGGCGGTCCTGGTACACCTCGGGCGGCTCGACCCGCCCGTAGCAGATCACCCCGTCGCCCTTCTTCACGTAGTTGCCCACGTACTCGGCCGACTTGCCCCAGACCGCCACCTTCACCCACCTGGGCGGCCGATCCTCACCGTTGCGCTTCGGCTGCCTCACCGCCACCGTGAAGTTGGCGACCATCCCGCCAGTGTCGAGATACTTCAGCTCGGGATCCCGGCCGATGTGTCCTGAGAAGAATCCTGTGAAAGCCATGATTGATCGATGCGTTCGTATGCGTGAATCCCCTCGATGGGGTATAAAACCCGGGTGCCAACCCGGATAAAGGGCGGGCCTTTGCCCGCTGATCTCCAGTTCGCCAACGTCTGATCACTCAGCCGCCAGCGGACGGCAACCTCCTTGCTGGTCAAGTACGGTCGCTCACTCATTCACTCCTCCTCAGAACGGATCCTGGACCTCTGGTTGATGTAACTCTTCCTGGACAGCCACAGTCTCGACAACAAGTTCATCGCCAGAATCAGATTCATTCTGGCCAGCCTTCGCCGCGATCTGGCGGTTCAGATCCGCCACCACGCTGCCGCTGCTCTCGACCGTCACCTGCGCAGGACGCACCTCGGCCTCCTCACGCACACCCAGGCCGAACAGCACCTCCGGCATGTAGAGGTTGATCAGCCTCGTGGCGGCGCGCCACCGCAGCATCTGCTCCGGGATCGACTTGTACTTCGGGTTGCGCGTCCACCCGTCGGCCGCGGCTTCCTTCATGCTCACCGTCGCCGTGATCACCTCGCCGGTGTCGCGCAGCACCGCCGAGGCCGTCACCTCTAGGGCGTCGCCCTGGCCCTTACTCTTCCAGGTGATGGGGCCCTGAAGCAGGCCGGACTTGTTGGCCCGGGCGATGGCGAACCGGGCCGATGTGTTCGGCCGGCCGTTGATCACGCTGATCTCCTGAAACAGCAGCATCGGATGCTCGCCCAGCTGCTCGGCGTAGAGCATAGCGACCAGGCACGCCTCGGGCTTGCCCTGGAAGTGGGGCGGCACCATGCCGCTCATGCTGAAGGCCTTGGCCAGCCGGTAGCGGTGGTCGAGGGCGGCACCGTTGTGGAGGAAGTCCAGCGCACCGGCGGCCGGCTGCTGGGTCGTGGTCGTGAGGGCGGTTGAATCGCTCATGGGTTTACTGCGAATGGTTCTCAATAAGGGGGTCAGTCCCGGCACCATGCCGGAAGCTCGATCGGCTCCTGCACGAGGTCGCCATAGCCAGGCCATCGGCCTGACTTCCAGCACTCGGCCAGGATCGTCATCGCGGCCTCAATCCGCCGCTGGCCGGCGGCGATCAGCGCACCAGACGCGGGGTAGACCGCCACGGCATAGGGCCGCTCGTTCTCCACTGCGATCGTCAGGAACTGCTCAGCCTCGAGGGCCGTCTGGTTCCATGCCGCCTGAACGTGGTAGTCCAGGTTGCTGATCGCCTTGGCGAACTCCACCCTTGACGCATCGCGGCACGTCTTCACGTCCACCACGATCCGCCGATCCTTGCTGTGCCAGTCCGGGCGGGTCTTGCACTCCAGGCCCGTCTCCGGGTCCGCCCAGGTGTAGCTGGCTTCCCGCCGGCCTGGGAGCTCCAGCAGGAAGCCAGCAGCAGGATGCTTCCGCACGGCGTCCGCCATCCTGCGAACCTCGTCGGCATCCTCCGGGCTGAGCACGATCTTGCCGGCGCTCTCGCGCTCGAACTCGGCCGCCAGCTCCTTCCCGACCTTCGTGCGACGGTCGAAGCTGTGCGGCGGCACCGCGATGGTGGTGTCCCACAGCTCCGGCTCCAGCACCGCCGTGTGCAGTGCCGTGCCCTTGAGCATCGCCGCGGTCGGCTCGGGCTTCACCCAATCCTCGGCCAGGAACCGGTCGAAGTAGTGCAGCGGGCTGCGGCCCAGCACCTTGATCTGGCTCGGCGAGACGGCCTTGAGCCGGTGGTAGTCCTCGTTGCTGAGGCCCTCGTGGTGGATCAGTTCAGGCATAGGCCATCCTGTGAATTGTGGGGGTCGCTCATGACCCTAAGGCCTTCCCGGCCCTTCCCGCCCCCTACCGCTGCTTCCCGTCGCATAACGTCACAATCCGTTGATTTCGCGGGATAATCTGCCATCCTCCTGTCACGGTCAACCCCGATTCCAGGCCCTGCATGGCAGTCTCCCTTCGACCCTTCCAAGCCACCGCCGTCGCCGAGATCCGCGGCGCATACATGGCCGGCCACCGCCGCGTCCTGTTCGTCCTGCCCACCGGCGGCGGCAAGACCTACACCTTCGTCCACATCGCCGAGCAGGCCGCCATCCGCGGCAACCGGGTCTGCATCCTCGTCCACCGCCAGGAGCTCGTCGATCAGTCCTCACGCTCCCTTCACGCCATCGGCTGCAACCACGGCGTCATCGCCGCCGGCTACCGGCAGGACCTCCGCCAGGGCGTGCAGGTGGCATCCGTCCAGACCCTCGCCCGGCGGCTCCACACCATCCCGCCCGACTTCTTCCAGCTGCTCATCGTCGACGAGGCCCACCACGCCGTCGCCGGCACCTGGGCGAAGGTGCTGGCCGCCATGCCCCGGTCCCACGTCCTCGGCGTCACCGCGACTCCAGAGCGGCTCGACGGCCGCGGCCTGGGCGATCAGTTCGACACTCTGATCGAGGGCCCCGACGCCGGCTGGCTCACCGGAGAGGGCTTCCTCGTCCGCGCCAGGGTGTTCGCACCGCCCGGCATCGACCTCTCGGCCGTGAAGCGGTTCGACACCAAGAAAGGCCGCACCGACTCCGACACGATCCTCCGCCAGGGGCAGGCCATGGGCGACGCCGTCTCGCATTACCGGCGCACCATCGCGGACGTCCACAACGGCACCGCCATCGCCTTCTGCTGCTCCGTCGCTCATGCCGAGGCCGTCGCCGAAGCCTTCCGCGGCCAGGGCATCGCCGCTGCCACGCTCGACGGCACGATGGACCGCGGCATCCGCCGCCGCACCATCGCCGACCTCGGCACCGGCCAGCTGAAGGTCCTCACGAGCTGCGACATCATCTCCGAGGGCACCGACATCCCATCGGTCACCGGCGCGATCCTCCTCCGTCCCACCGACTCCCTGGGCCTTTACCTCCAGCAGGTCGGCCGCGTCCTCCGGCCATGCCCCGGCAAGCCCCACGCGATCGTCAACGACCACGTCGGCAACACCCTCCGCCACGGCCTGCCCACTGATCCACGCGACTGGTCCCTCGAAGGCCGGCCCAAGGGCCAGAAGCGGAAGTCCGACGCGCCGCCCATCCGCATCTGCCCCGCCTGCTTCTCCGCCATTCCATCAGCCGCCAACCCGTGCCCCGAGTGCGGCCATGAGGTCGAGCAGGCACGGCGTGAGCTGAAGACCGTTGAGGGTGACCTGCAGGAGCTGCCGGCGGCCGTCGTCGCCAGGCAGAAGCGCGTCCAGGTTGGTCAGGCCCGAACCCGCGAGGAACTGGAGACCATCAGACTGGAGCGTGGGTACAGCCGCGGCTGGACCGATCACATCCTTCGAGCACGAGGCAACAGGCATGGCACGGCTTTCGGATGAGCGCCGCATCCAGGCGGAGATCCAGCTCGCCGCTGGCAACGGCGCTCGCCTCTGGCGCAACAACGTCGGGGCCCTCCGTGACGCCCAGGGCCAGCTCGTGCGCTACGGCCTCTGCCCTGGCTCCTCGGACCTCATCGGCTTCCGCACCATCACCATCACGCCCGACATGGTCGGTCAGCGCGTCGCCGTCTTCAGCGCCGTCGAGGTCAAGGATAAGGCCCGGCCCACTGAGCAGCAACATGCCTTCATCCGCCTCGTGGAGCAGGCCGGCGGGATGGCCGGCGTCGCCCGCTCCGTCCCCGACGCCCTCGCCATCCTTCGGATGTGACCGACTGTTACAACCCCAGCACGGCGGCCCGCAGCCGCCCTTAGCTTCAGCCTGTCCACCTTCACACCCATGGCTCCCTACACCCCACCCGAGGCGCTGCGCCGTGCTCAGCACCTCTACAGCTCCGCCCACAACGGCCTCGAACCCACCGACGCCGACATCATCAGCTTCGTCCAGCGGCCCGATCAGTGGGCCGAACAGGCGATCCGCCTCGGCTGGACCTACCCGGCCGCTGAGGCCGTCGTCCGCTCCTGCCGCATTCTCCGCAAGCGCGTCCTGCTCGCCCTGGAGGCCACCAGCGCATGACCGCCCTGCAGCACTACGACATCCGCTGCCATGCCCGCGGAGCCTCGCCCTTCACCTTCCCGGTCATCGCCAAGACCCCCGAGCAGGCCATCGCCATCGCTCGCATCGCCTACCCGGGCCACCTCTACACCTTCTCCGACCGCGACCAGCCGGCCTTCATCGCATGACCCCGCAGCCCTTCACCGTCTTTGCCTCCAGGCCCGGCATCCAGCCCGTCCGCATCACGCTGGTCGGCGCCTCCAAGGACCGTGTCCTGCTCACCGCTCGTGAGCTGTTCCCCAGCCACACCGTCTACGCCACGCCCGACGGCCAGTGGGAGGACGGCCAATGAACGCTCACCCAGACCCTCGCGTCCGTGAGCTGCGCGATTCCGTCGCCTGGTCTGCCGGCGTCTCCTACGAGCGTCGCCGCATCGGTGAGCTGATCCGCCAACGGGCCATCGCCCTCCGCCAGCTCCCAGGCCCCACCTCCCGCACCGTGCAGGCCGAGCTCAACCGCCTCGCCACGCTCATCGAGGACCTTGACGAATGACGGCTCAGCTCCTCGAGCAGCTCCAGGCTCTGCCGGACGACTGGGCCTTCGTCGCCGTCGGTCTCAACAAGCGCGCCTACCACAAGGACTGGGCTGATCGGCCCCTGTCCAAGGCCGCCATGGCCGAGGAGATCACCGCCGGTCGCGCTCACGCCATCGGCGTTCAGGCCGGCCCCGCTTCCGGCGGCATCCTCTTCCTCGATCACGACGGTCAGTCCGCCACCGACCAGCTGAAGCGGCTCGGCATCCCCCTCGACTCCCTCCCCAAGTCCTGGGCGATGACCTCCGGCCGCGACGGACGCTTCCAGGTCATCTACCGCGTCCCAGAGCAGTTCTGGCCCGCCCTCCGCAATCGCCGCTGGTGGCACACCGGCGAACCCGACCCGAACACCGGCAAGCCCACCAAGGTGGTCGGCCCCGACGACAAGGCGGAGCAGATCGACCTCCGCTGGGCCCGCCACTACTCCGTCGTCGCCGGTGCTCACCCCGACACCACCGGCTACCGCTGGCTCCGCGGCCGCGGCCCCACTGAGCAGGCCCTTGCTGAGGCCCCCACAGCTCTCATCGAGCTGCTACTGCAGGAGCCTGACCCGGACCCTGACCCCACTCCCCTGCTCACGCCCCAGGCCCTTCCGCCGCCGCCCGAGACCGCCACCCTGCCGCTGCTCGACTTCGTCTCCCGCGACTCCCGCGACCTGGTCGACTCCGGCGGCACTCCCGGCGCATGGAACGACGACCAGCTCCGCCTCGCCCTCGACCTCCGCGGCACCGAGGCCTGGATCCGCGCCCAGGGCCACAGCCCCGACATCTCCGCCTCCCAGGCCTTCGCGCTCCACATCCAGGCGGCCCGCGCCAAGGCCCGCGACTTCGACGAGAAGAAGGCCTGGCGGCGCTTCGACGGGGCCGAGGGTCGTTCATCCAATCCCTCCACTCCAGAGGACAAGCTCCTCGCTCGCCTTCGCTTCCACACTCGCCCCCCCAAGACCCGCCAGAAGCCCCAGGCCGCCAACCATCCGGAACCGCCAGATGGTTCGCCCGATCCGCCGCCCATCAGGCCTTCCGCCGGCGGCTACTTCACCTGCCTCGGCTTCGACCTCGACGCCTTCTACTACCAGCCCCACCGCACCGGACAGGTCGTTCGCCTCTCACGCAGCAGCCACACCGGCACCAACCTCGTCGCCCTCGCTCCCCTCGGCTACTGGGAGGCCCTCTACCCCGGCAAGTCCGGCCCCAACTGGACGGCCGCTGCATCCGACCTCTTCGAGCAGCAGGCCGTCGTCGGCATCTACTCCCCCGAACGCATCCGCGGCCGCGGCGCATGGTGGGATGGTGGTCGCTCAGTCCTTCACCTGGGTGATCGCCTCGTCGTCAACGGCGAGGATCGATCCATCACCGATCGCCTCAAGGACTCCACCTACCTCTACCAGCGCCTCAGCTCCCTCCAGGGCCCCGGCGACGCACAGCCCCTCCTCGACACCGAGGCCTTCCAGCTCGCCGAGATCGCGCAGCGCTTTCACTGGGAGGTCCCAGCATCAGGCCTCCTCCTCGCCGGCTGGGTCACCCTCGCTCCCATCTGCGGGGCGATCTCCTGGCGGCCTCACGTCTGGCTCACCGCCGCTGCAGGCTCCGGCAAGTCCGCCATCCTCGATCGCTACGTCACCCCACTCCTCGGTGACATGGGCCTCATCGTCGCCGGCAACACCACCGAGCCCGGCATCCGCCAGGCCCTTCGCGCCGATGCTCTCCCCGTCGTCTTCGACGAGGCCGAATCCAACGAGCGGACCGACCAGCAGCGCATGCAGGCCATCCTCGGCCTCGCTCGAGTCGCATCATCCGAATCGAAGGCCCACACCCTCAAGGGCACACCCGAGGGCGACACGCAGCGGTTCACCATCCGCTCCATGTTCCTCATGTCCTCCATCGCCACCAGCCTCAAGCAGGGGGCCGATCGATCGCGCTTCGCACAGCTCACCCTCCGCAATCCATCCGAGCTGCCCAAGGAGGTGCGCCTGGCACACTGGGAGGCCCTTGACCGCGACCTGGATCGGTTCATCAGCGAGGAGATCGGCCGCCGCCTTCAAGCACGCACCCTCACCCTGATCCCCGTCATCCGCGCCTCGATCCGCGTTTTCACCCGCGTCGCTGCCGAACGCTTCGACTCCCAGCGCCTCGGTGATCAGTACGGCACCCTCCTCGCCGGCGCATGGTCCCTCCACAGCTCCGAGGTCGTCACCACCGAGCAAGCCCAGCAGCTCATCGACCAGAACAACTGGGAGCCCTACAGCCAGGCCACCGAGGTGCCAGACGAGCGCCGCTGCATTCAGCGCATCCTCCAGCACCAGGTGAGGGTTGAGGGCGAGAAGACCGTCACCCGATCCATCGGCGAGCTCGTCGAGCTGGCCCTTCACCGCGAGCACGACTTCCACATCGAGGCCTCCCTCGCGCAGAACACCCTCGGCCGCAACGGCATCAAGGCCGAGGAAGGCTCCGTCGTCATTTCCAACAACGCCGAGGCCATCGCCGCCATCCTCCGCGACACCGCATGGTCGAACTGCTGGCCCACCGTCCTCACGCGACTGCCTGGAGCGACGAAGGCCGGCTCGATCTACTTCAAGGGGGCCGGTGCAACGAGCCGTGCCGTGAGAATCCCCCTCGATGCCATCGACCGGGCCGACCAACCGTGAGATGACCCCGAAGCGTGAGGACCGTGTGAGCCCCAGATCCCTTGCACCATAAGGGGTTTGGGGCTTTCTCACGTTCTCACGCTCACCGTCGGGAGAGAGCCCCCTATAGAGAGAGAGTATGTGTGTGTGTAGAGAGTCCCCTTGTATGTATCTGTATTCCTGTAAAGGGTGTGAGAGTGTGAGAAGGGGGCCAAAGCCCTTGCAGCGCCTAGCCTTTCGGTCTCACGCTGACCGTGAGACGACCGTGAGGACCGTTAGAGGCCACCGGCCACCTACCCTGGTCCCAGGAGGACTCCCCCATGGCTCACCTGGACATCACCGCCAAGCTCATCGGCGATCGTGAGCTCTCCGCCAACCTGGCCAAGCTCTCCTCCCACGACGTCCCCAAGGCCATCCGTGCCGGCGTCCGTGATGCCGCCCGTGCCGGTCGGACCGTCATGGCCAAGTCCATCGGTGAGCGCTACTCCCTCGCAGCTGGTCGCATCAAGCAGGACGTCTCCCAGGCCTCCTTCCGTGATGCCGGACAGACGGCCATCATCCGCACCAGCCGGAAGCCCATCACCGCCATGCAGTTCAAGCCCAGGGAGACCAGGCAGGGGCTGTCTATGTCCATCTTCCGGGGACAGCGCACCGTCATCCGCTCGGGCTTCATCGCCAAGGGCAAGCCCTTCAAGCGTCGTGGCCCTGAGCGCATGCCCCTCGATGTCATCCACGGTCCCTCCATCCATGCCATCTACTCGGGTGGCAAGTGGTCCCCTGCCTTGCAGGCACGCACCGAGGTGCGCATCGAGGACGCACTTGAGAAGGGCATCCTCCGTGCCCTGGGGGCCATGGGGCGTGGCTTCGGTCGCTGACCGCAACCGCACCGCAACCACCCCCCCACCCCCACGGCCTTGGGTCCTTCGACGATCCCGGGGCCTGCGGGTCCGCGAGC